CTGTAGTGGAAATGCAGTTAAAGCAAAAGGGTATAGACATGTATAACCCTAACCAAACAAAAGAGTTAATGAAAGAAATAAACGAAAACTATCCATATCTTAAGTTGACTACAAAGCGTGGATAAAGACGAATTAAAGAAAGTACAGTTAGCAATACATGACCTCATACAGAAAGAAGAGTATGACGTAGCATTACCTATTATCAACGAAGTCTTAATGGTATATCCTAATGATGCAGCTACATTACATTTTCTAGGATACATCTGGTTAATAAGTGATAAACCTGCATTTGCATACCAACTATTCCGTAGGTCATTACAAGAGTCACCAAGCAATAAAGCATTATGGACATCTCTAGGTCGTGCATGTCATGAGATGGATATGTTTGATGATGCTATTAAATACTTCTTAAAGTCAGCAGAATTAGACCCTAGCTATGCACTAGCTTATGCTAACGCTTCAGCTTCACTTGTTCAGATGTCAAGATGGGATGATGCAGAGAAGTCAGCAAAGATGGCTTTAGAGTGCAATCCTGAAGAGTTACACGCACAATTAAACCTAGCACATAGTTACCTAGCCAAAGGTGAATGGGAACAAGGTTGGGCAGAATGGAACAAATCACTAGGTGGTAAGTTCCGTAAAGAATTATCTTATGGTGACGAAGTAAGGTGGGATGGTTCACCGGACAAGACATTAGTTATCTATGGCGAACAAGGTTTAGGTGATGAGATATTCTACGCATCATGTATCCCAGACGCTATCGCTATAAGCAAGCAAGTCTATATAGACTGTGATGAAAGATTAGAAACATTATTTAAACGTAGTTTCCCTAAAGCAATAGTGCATGGAACTCGTAAGCAAGATAACGTGGAGTGGGCAAATGACATTACAATTGATGCAAGATGTGCTATTGGTGGTTTACCCCAGTTTTTCAGACCAACGAGTAAATCTTTTCCTGGGACTCCTTTTCTAGTACCTGATACAGATAAGGTTGAAATGTGGAAAGCCATGTTTAAACCATGGGGTAAACAAGTTATAGGTATCACTACTAAAGGCGGTACATTTAGAACAAACTCTAAAGGTCGTCAGCTTACAGAAGAAGACTTACAGCCACTACTTAAACGCAAAGATATACAGTTAGTAAGTTTGGATTATAGTGTAGAACGCAAAATTGAAGGTGTTAAGTATTTAGAATTAGCATCTGACGCAAAAGATTATGATGATACAGCAGCTCTTATAGCAGCTTGTGATATGGTTATAGGGGTCAACACTACTGCTTTACATTGTAGTGCTGCTATGGGCGTTAAAACATGGTGTTTAGTACCTAAATATCACCAATGGCGATATGCTCAACCAAGTATGCCTTGGTATAGACACATGAGGCTTATTTACCAAGATGATAGAACATGGAAAGAAGTCATTGAGCAACTTAATCTCTAACGAATACAGAGAAATGCAGACAAAACTGCATGAGAACCCTGACTATGGGATAGCTAGTACATTCTTTGCACCTATTGTTGATGATGTTATAAAGAGTTTTGGCATTACAAGCCTATTAGACTACGGTGCAGGTAAATGTAGACTAAGAGATAGTATCAAGTCAGAAGTAATCTACACTCCGTATGAACCTAGTAACCCATTATGGAGTCAAACACCAGAGCCAAACGAATTTGTAACATGTATAGACGTTCTTGAACACATAGAACCTGAATTACTAGATAACGTACTAGATGATTTAAAAAGAGTAGTAAACAAATACGGACTATTTACAATACATACTGGTCCAGCAATGAAAACTCTGCCAGACGGTAGAAACGCACATCTTATACAGCAACCTTTAGAGTGGTGGAATCAACATCTCAGCACTCGCTTTACTATTACCAAACAAGTGAAGATAGATAATGGTTGTATCGTATTGGTTAAAAAACTTTAAGGATTACGAATGGCATTTACAAACTATACTAGCTTTGTGACAGTAGTAGAAAACTACTTAGCACGAACAGACTTATCATCACAGATACCTGACTTCATTCAAATGGCACAATACAGAATGACACGTGACCTTAAGACTGAAAAGATGCTTCAAGTAGCTACTGCTAATTCTACAGGTGGTGATGGCACAATATCATTACCTAGTGACTTTTTAGAAGTAAGAGATATTCATGTTCAAGGTAATCCACCTATTAGATTAGAGTATCAGTCACCTGACTTATTCTTTAGAAATGGTCAAACAACATTTTCAGGTATGCCACATTACTTTACTATGCTAGGCACAGAGTTTCAATTTGCTCCAACATTTGATTCAACCATGACTGTGCAAATCTTATATTATGCACAACCTACATTTATATCTACAACCACAGCAAGTAATGTTTATCTAGCTTACTATCCAGACGCTTTGCTATATGCAACATTAGCAGAGGCAGAACCTTATTTAATGAATGATGCAAGAGTAGCTACATGGTCAGCTTTATATGATAGAGCTATTACAAACATTAAGAAAAACGATTTAGGTAGCACATACCCATACACAACAATTAGCGTAACACCAAGATAAGGATAACATTATGTCAGCAATGAGTAATTATTTAGAGAACGCATTAGTAAATGCAACTCTACGAGCAACCACATATACAGCACCAGCAACAGTTTATATTTCATTGTGGACTTCTGACCCAACAGACGCAAATACAGGAACAGAAGTATCAGGTGGTTCTTATGCTAGACAAGCAGCAACTATGGGTGCTCCTTCTAATGGTGTTACAACAAACTCTGCTGACATTGTATTTCCAACAGCAACAGCCGGTTGGGGAACTGTAGGATGGGTTGGAATTAATGATGCTTCTACATCAGGTAATCTTTTATATCACGCTGCATTAGATGCAAGTAAAACAGTTAGTTCTGGAGATATATTTAAGATTGTATCTGGCAACCTTTCAGTTACATTAGCTTAAGGATAAAACATGGCTCTAGTCTTAAAAGATAGGGTTCAGGAAACTACAACCACTACAGGCACAGGCACTATTACATTAGCTGGTGCTGTTTCTGGTTTTCAATCATTCTCTGCTGTAGGCAATGGTAATACTTGTTACTACGCTATTGTTGGTGAAACTGAATGGGAAGTAGGTTTTGGAACTTATACATCATCAGGCACAACTTTATCAAGAAGCACAATATTAGAATCATCTAACGGTGGTACTGCTGTAAACTTTAGTGCAGGAACTAAAAATGTATTTGTTACATATCCTGCTGAAAAAGGTATTTATTTAGACGATAGTGGCAATGCTATTGGTCTTGGAACACCAGCAACAGTAACACTTACAAATGCTACAGGACTTCCAGTATCTACAGGTATTACAGGGCTTGGTTCAAATGTAGCTACATTTCTTGCTACACCTTCTAGTGCTAACCTATCATCAGCAGTTACAGATGAAACAGGTAGTGGTTCATTAGTATTTGCAACATTACCTACATTCGGTGGAACAGGTGTTAAGTTTTCAGGTTCAACATCTGGAACAACTACAGTATTAGCTACTGCAACAGCAGGAACTACAACACTTACATTACCTGCAGCAACAGATACATTAGTAGGTAAAGCTACAACAGATACTTTTACTAATAAACGAATAACACCAAGAGTTAGCACTACAACATCTAGTGCAACTCCTACTATTAATACAGACAATACAGACCAGTTTGGTTTAACTGCTTTAGCTGTAAACATTACATCATTTACTACAAACTTATCAGGCACACCTACAGATGGTCAAAAACTATGGATTTATATTGTAGGCACAGCAGCTAGAACAATTACATGGGGTGCATCATTTGAAGCATCTACAGTAGCTCTTCCTACTACAACAGTTACAACTAATAGACTTGATGTAGGTTTTGTATGGAACGCTGCAACATCTAAATGGCGTTGTGTAGCGGTAGCATAACATGGCAATATCTTATGTATCATCAGCAGTATCAGTTCAAAATACATCAGCCACTACTATAACGGCTACAGTTCCATCAGTAGTTAATGGTGATTTAATGCTTATGATAGTAGGTTCAGGTAATACTACTAGTAATACTTGGACAACACCATCAGGATGGACTGTAGGTACAGCAGGAGTTCAAAGTAGGGCATTATTTTGGAGAATTGCTTCATCTGAGCCAGCAAGTTATACAGTAACTCAATCAAGTTCAGCAACATCAAATGCAGTTATTATAGCTTATAGAGGTGCATCATTTGATACATCAGGGTTAGCTTCCCAATCACAAGTAGTATCCCCTACTCCAGTAGCAATTACAGTAGCAGCAGCAGATAGCACTATAGTATATGTAGCTCAATCTAATCCTGGTGCAAGTGTAACATATACAACACCAACAGGATATACAGCAAGGGCTTCTGATAGTGATTCAACAGCTCCATCATGTGCATTATTTGATTTAGCAGGAGTTGGTAGTGGTTCTTATTCAGCACCATCTATTACAGGTTCTAGCAGTAGTTCTCGTGCTTATGTTATATCTCTTACTTCTACTGGAGCAGCTGTCAATAGCAATTTCTTTTTTATGATGGGAATGTAAATGATTAAGTGGTCAATAATTTCTTTAAATAGTAACCCATCTGAGGTGGTTATTTCTGCTGTATGGGAATGTTCTAATGAACAAATAAGTAGGTCAGGAGAATCTTATTTAGCTGAACCTTCTAATGATATTATTCCATATAACTCTTTAACTGAACAAGATATCCTTAACTGGGTATGGGTAGATGGTGGTGTTGATAAAGCCCTTATTGAAGAAAGTATTAACAAAGAACTTAATGACTTATTAAATCCAGTATTAGTTAAAAACCCATTACCTTGGAATAAATAATGTTTGGTATTAGCTCATTATCACAAGTACCATTTAGTTCGCTTCCTGGTAAAACAATATACGCATCAGCATCTATTTTAGCAACTGCAACAGTTACATCACTAGGTAATTTAGTATTACTCGGACAATCATCTATAAATGCTACTGCAACATTAAGTGCAATTACTGGTGATGTATATTCAGTTCAAGTATTAATGAGTGCTTTAGCAACAGTAAGTGCAACAGGATTTATATTAGGTGAAGAGTGGTCACCAACAACACCACCATCAGATACATGGACAACAATTACAGCAGGACCTAGCACTTGGACTGATATTACTCCAGGCTCAGATACATGGTTAAGAAAAGGATAATAAATGGCAAAGAATAAAATTTCAGAGTATTCAGCAACGTCTGCAGACAATACAGACATTAGCAATATTAACATTGCAGAAGGATGTTCACCAGCTAACGTAAACAATGCTATTAGAACTCTAATGGCACAGTTAAAAGACCAACAAGATGGCACAAGTGGTGACCCATTTACTGTATCTGGAGCTTTAACTGCATCAGGAACATTAACATCATCTGGCACTATTGATATTACAGGTGGATTTAAACTAGATGGTGCAGCAGGAACTGCTGGTCAAGCATTAGTTTCAGCAGGTGCAAATACACCTACATGGAGTACGCTAGGAACAATGTCATCACAAAATGCTACATCAGTAGCTATTACAGGCGGCACTATTACTGGTATTACTGACTTAACTGTTGCAGATGGCGGTACAGGTGTTTCTACTTTGTCAGCAAATGCTGTATTACTAGGTAATGGTACAAGTGCATTACAAACAGTAGCTCCTAGCACCTCAGGTAATATTCTTACATCTAATGGAACTACATGGGCAAGTACAGCTCCTGTTACAGGTGTTGGTTCAGGTCAATCTTGGACTGATGTAAAAACTTCTCCAGGAAGAAGTACTGGGACTACTTATACAAATTCTACAGGTAAGCCTATTGCAGTAATGGTAGTAATAAATGCAAGTGCTGCAGGAACTGGAGCTACTACATCTACTGTAGTTGTAAATGGAGTAACTATTGGTTCAGCTACTGCAGCTGAAAGTAGTGGTTTTTATAATATTCCAACTACATGGTCATTTATTGTACCTGATACACATACATATTCGGTCACTTTATCTACAACTGCTACAGTAACATTTACTTGGGCTGAATTAAGATAATGCCTACACAACGTATACAATTTAAAGATTGGTTACCAGACCAACCTAGCATTTTAGATGCAGTATCTGAAGCTAATAATGTTATTCCTTTAGCTATAGGATATGGTCCATTTAAAACAGCAGTAGATTATTCTGCAAACGCTTCTGAAAATTTAACTAACGTATTTGCTGCAAAAGTAGACAATGATGTTAGTATATTTGCAGGCGGACTTACTAAACTATATAAATTAGATTCATCTGACTTATCATTAGATGACGTATCTAAAGTAGGTGGTTATACAGGTGTTAATAGATGGCAGTTTATTCAGTTTGGAAATTATGCACTAGCATCCAATGGCTCTGAAAAAATACAATACTATGATGTAACTTCATCTACAGTATTTGCAGACTTAGCTGCAGCAGCACCAGTAGCTAAATACATTACAGTAGTTCGTGACTTTGTAGTAGGTGCTAATATAGGTGCTGGAACATATCCTTCACGAGTAAACTGGAGTGATATTAATGACCCTACGGATTGGACAGCAGGTGCAGCATCACAATCAGACTTCCAAGAACTTCCTGATGGTGGTGACATAACATCAATCACAGGTGGAGAGTTTGGTATAGTATTCTTAGAAAAAGCCATTGTGCGTATGTCATATATTGGCTCACCATTATTCTTTCAGTTTGACACTATTTCTCGTAACGTAGGCTGTATAGAAGGTGGCTCTGTAGCACAATATGGTGGCATTACATACTTCTTATCAGATGATGGATTCTATTCATGTGATGGTCAAAATATCATTGGCATTGGTTCAGAAAAAGTAGATAGATACTTTTTTAACAACGCAAACATTGGCGATATTGATTCTATATCAGCAGCAGTAGACCCAGAACGTAATCTTATTATTTGGAACTATACAAACATATCTGGCTCACGTTCATTACTTATTTATAACTTTGAAACTAAAAAATGGTGTGAAGCTGATACAGATGTAAACTTCTTATCTACATTAGCTACATCAGGCACATCTTTAGAAGCAATTGATACTGCATATAATGTAACAGCAGGTGCGTTTGTAGTAGGCAAGTCTTATACGATTAGAACAGTAGGCACAACATCATTTACTGGTATTGGTGCAGTTGCTAATACAGTAGGTGTATTATTTACAGCTACAGGTGCTGGTTCAGGTACAGGTATTGCTATTGATATGGCTGCAAGTGCAGCAGGACTAAAGACTATAGACACACTTGTAACAACACTAGATGATAGACTTTATAAAGGTGGCAAGTTCTTATTTGGTGGTGTTCGTGATGCTAGAATTATCACATTTACCGGAACTAATGCTACAGCAAACATTATTACAAACGACCTAGAATACGGTTATAACTCTGTGCTTACCCTTATTAGACCTTCTGTAGATAATGGCTCTGCAAGCGTTTCTGTGGCTTCTAGACGTATGTTAAACGATACTATTACATACGGTTCATCTGTCACAGCAAGTGAAGAAGATAGATGTGCTGTAAGAAGTGCAGGTCGTTATCATAGAATAAGCCTTACACCTACAGGTGCTAACTGGTCATCAGCTATTGGATTGGATTTAGATTACTCTGAACAAGGAAATAGATAATGGCACGTAGTGATATGTACCGTAAACTACCTTGGACAGGTGGTGACCCTAGAAGTGTAGCTGAAATTGTAAATAACCTTGTAGAAGGTAAAAGCAATAATACTGGTGAAATTACTTTAGCTACAGGAAATGCTACAACTACTACGATATCTGATGAACGTATAGGTTATAATAGTATAATATTACTAACACCTATTAGTGCTGCTGCTGGTAGTGATACTGTTCCTTATGGTGCGTTTCAAGATTCAACTGACCAGAC